GTCCGTGGTTCACGGTATTTCACCGTTTCCTCTAGTGTCATCTCGGCGTTGATTCCACCTGTAATGGTGTTTAGGGTCGTTTGGCTCGACTTTGGTGAGCTTCCGCTCACCTCGGAGAACCGAGACTTCTTATCAAAGACTGTAGTCCACTGGGACAAGATGTCACATTCCGTCTTGGACTCGAGAGCCGCAAGAACGTCACCGACGTTCCAGATCCAGTCTGCCACAAACGAAAAGGGAATTGCTTCCCACCCCGCTCGCGGGAGGGCCGTGAGGTTCAGGCCCACCCTGGAGGTCGTTGTAACACGATATGTGTACAACAGACCAGCTCTAACCGAGATTTCGCGTGTAGCTTTAACCTTCCATTGCGCGTCGAAGAAGGTGTCGTTAGTAACGGCACCTCCCCATTCGCGTTTTTGGGACGGTATGTAAGCGGAACCACGCGCGGTCTGTCTCGGTAACCAAGTCGGTTCATCACGAAGGATGCTAAGCGACGACTCGATGTCTCGTAGGAACGGTTGCAAACCGTAACGATTTGCTAAGTACATACTTGACATCAACTGAGCGGCTTCACGACCCATATTGCGGTAATAGGTACCCCTCTCGCGAGGGTTCCTACGCTTCTGAGTCAGCCTCCAGTTCTTGTTTTGTCGCTCTAAATGGCGCCAGAGCCCTTCCCAGGGCCTGACCAACATCCTATACGTCTCCGCTGCCTCGGCAATGAACACGGGAGCATCAAACTCAGGCTGCTGTACAGCAGCCCAGGCTTGCGTTCCTGCGAACACCTTAGCGTTGTAGACGTCCAGTTCAGGGTGCGGAAAGTTCACGTTGTCATTGACAGCGCGTAACTGAGATCTGGAGTCCTGACCGGACCCCATGATCGACTGCCCTGCAACTGCACCAGCCACGTTCTTGTACTGCCACATCCAGCCGGCGGGAATCGGACCTTTCCACTCAGTAAGGACTGAGGTAAAGGGGGAGTTAAATATCGCTCCTTTTTCGGAGCGACTTCTGAACTGGGGAGTGACTGTATCATAGGTCACTCGTTGAAAACCAGTTCGGACTCCCTGATCACGAATCCCGCTAACGACGGCCTCCCCCTTCTTTTGGGAGGAGAAAGCCGTCCATACGACCCCAACTAGGTCTTGCGACCGTTGTCGGGTGAGGGTGTCTGGAATGACACCCGCTAAGGTATAGGTAGGCAAGTACTATTACTCTGTGGTTGATGGATGAATTGAGAAGGTTACGGCTTACGCCGGCGCGCCCCTCAAAAGGCGCGCTCGCCACGACAGTCATGTCTCACGACGTGACCTACGCGACTGATACCGACCTAGTCCGCGTCTCGCGACGTCAACTAGGACGGCGATTGCTGCTTGCAGCAACCAGTTGCTGAGTTTTCCCATTGGTCTCTGTCCAGAAATGGAGCCGGATTTCCTGGCAGAAGTCGATCACCGCGTGCAGCTGAGCTTGCACGCTGTTCTCGCTCTCCAGGTCTTCCCGAAAGGCATCCTCGATCTCCTTCGCCGTGAACATGAGTCCACGCTGTCGGAGTTCGTCACTCACTCGATGCAGAAGGCGTTTAGTCGTCGTTACGACGGCTAGGCCAGCATCGAACCCGTTGTCGGTCATGCCGTCTTCGTTTGAAGCGGTTTCAGACAGGGTGTGGCGGTTGGCACCTTGGCCCGTGTTAATGCTTATTACAGCATCGACGCGGATCCGGGTCCCGACTACCACGTTCATCGTCAGATGAACAGATGAGTTTGATTTCATGACAGGATCTCCAAAGGAAAATAAGTCAGCGACTTAGAGACCCCTCCAGACGATGGTGGGTCCTCACTTACCAGACGAGTCTGCGTCCTTCACAGGAGGCGTCGTCGTCTTAACCCAACTCTCGTTCCGCGAGAACGTCGGGGTAACATTGTTCATAGCCCAGAGCTCACCGATCAGGTACATAAATGCACCTGAGGTGGACTCCTCGACTCGAACCTGTTCCTCAGCATTCAAACAGAGCGTGTAAAGGTGATCGTAAAGGGCTTCCCAGCCCTTATCAAAAACCAAGTTGGCGAGGTCATGAATCATGCTTTTCAGCCGATCGTAGACCACGGCGTCTTTGAA